GTCTTCGACAACGGCTTCCACCGTGTCATCGTTAATAATCCGCCACTCAGTACCATGGATCTTCAGTCGCGTCCCGGCGTAAGCGCGGGTGACTACGAAGTCGCCCTTCTTGCACCATGGACCATCCGGGAACCGCGTCTTGTCTGCGTAAGCCGAGGGTCCTAGCTCAGCGACGAACAGAACCAAGGTGGTCTGCTCCTCTACTCGCATGGACTCTTCTGCTTTTACAATTAAGCTGTCACCAAACGTATCCTCAATTCTCGGCACCATGCACAACAGGTGGTAACCCGTTGGCATCGGAATCTGCTTCGCCTTACGCGATGCAGCTTCTTTGGTTTCTTCAATATTAATGTCACTCATCGTCACCCTCCGTCAGTCGTTTCTCTACATCGCGGATTACTTCAACAGCGTACTTCACGCCTTGAACAACACCCACGATCCTTCGATACTCCTCAATGCTCGCGACTCCGCTCAAAAGACTCGCGGTACATGTCGCTTGCATCTCTTCTAACTTACTGACCATTAAGTCAGTACCCGTTGCTCCTTTCATTCACCCTCCTCACTTGCGCTATTTTTAGCGTTCTGTCTGGCTAGCTCAGCCTGATGCTTGCGATCCTCGGCTTTCTGCTGTGCCTGATGTTCATGCGTTGCAGCGAGATGCGCTGTCTCATGCTCGTTCTGAGCAGTAGCCATGCCACCAGCATGCATCTGTTTCATAGCTTCTTGATTAGCCGTATGCTGCTGAGTAGCCGCGCTTTGCGATGCTTGATGATGCATCTGCGCTGCGCCTTGCAAGGTATCTATAATCTTGTGGCTGTGTTGTTGCTGAAGCGTCGAGTGATGCTTCATATTATCCGCGTCTAACTGATCAGACTGCTGCGCAGCGGTTACTACCATCTTAGTCTTATCCATCTGACCACGAGCTGCTGCGTCTTGCTGCTTGAACTGATGCTCATCAGCACGGGCAGCGGCATCAATCATTGTCTTCTTCTCAGTCATCGCCATCTGCTTGTCAGCAATGTACTTCTCAAGCTGCAACTGCTGTTGCTTGAACTGCATATCAGCCTGTGCTGTCTGAGCCTTTAGCTGAACCTCCTGTTGCTTGATCTGGAGTTCTTGCTGCTGCATCTGAATGATTGGATCTTGCGCTTGCTGCTGTATTTGCTGCTGCTGAGCCTCATTCTTGTGTTGTTGAACCAACTGTGCAGAGGCCATAGCCGCTAGAGCAGCCAACTGCGACTCCATCTGTGGCGACAGATAAGCTTCGCTATCGTCATCGTCAGCGTTATTGTCTCCACCCAATACAGCCGATGGGGGTGGTGGCAGCACGGCTCCGAGTTTCTGCTCCATCTCACGACGGTACTGGAACGCGATATGCTCCATGATATGTGCCATACCCGCAGCCATAAGCGCCTGTGCCTGTGGGTTCTGGCCCACAATAGCCATCATCTTCGGATCTTGCATCGCGGCCTGATGGACTGCGATATGTGACTCATGATCTTGATAGATGAAAGCTTTGACCGGCTTGCCATTGAGAACCGCCATATTCTCGCTTATGGGGTCCATCGGCTTCATATCATCGCTGAGGGGAACGATCTTCTGTACGTTCTTGATGCCTAGCGTTTCAATCATCTGCCTGTGAAGAAACGGAAGATCATAGATCTGAGGCGCACCTTGAGCGAGCTGAATAACAGCTTGATACTGCACCACACGCTGGGCCATTGTAGATGCGTTGGGGTCAGATACAGGTAGTACGTCACAGCAATCGTAGTCACTGCGCTTAGCAGAAGAATCTCCAACTTCAGGCTCATAGTCGTAGTCCTCTGGCGTATTGTCGCGAATGATAGCTGCGAGGAGCTTGAACTCCTGCTTCATCGTGTAGTGTGTACGTGCTTGAACGGCACTCATTACCTTCAACACACGCTCAAGCAACGCCAATGTCGTACCGACAGGGGCGTTAGCTGACATGTCCGATACGTTTAACTCTGCCGTCGCCGCGAACTGACGACCGTCCGCTACTACCTTGTCCAGCAACACGACTAGGGTCTGACTAGGCTCTTTATATGGGAGAGGTAGGATATTGTCGCGGATGGATCCCGATGGCAGATCTACGTCGCGGAACTCCCCCGGAGCGATGGGGGTATCGTCCCCTTTAACGCGAAGGCCGCGAGCCTTGAGGCCACCCGGAAGGTTAGATAGTGTTCCGGCGTCAATAAGCTGCCTAAGCAGCGAGGTAGCGGTCTGAGTGTGCCCGCCAATGAGGTGGATGAGACCGAAATAGTAGAAGCCAAATCCCGGTATATAACCATAATGAACGAAGTGCTGCCGTCGGAGCTTGTTCTTGTCGTCCTCTAACCAGTTGCGACGAATGGCGAGGACCGTCTTAGTCCCTCTCTCGATGGTAACAACGTAGGGTAATGCGATCCCCGTCGGATGCCCTTTGTCATCTTCATCCTCGTATCCCGGTAGGTCGAGATCTACGTGCATCTCCAAGATCTGGAACCGATTGTCGAAGGTCGTAGAGTAACCACCCATGCCCTGCTCACGAGATTTTTCCTTCTCAACCTCGTCTGGTACCTGCACAGGGTCACCTAGATCTACATCTTTATAGAACCCAGCAACCTGCAATTTACGTAGGTCATTCTTAGTTTTGCGCATCCGATGTGTAATGCGTTCAGCAGACTCAATACTCGCTGCGCCGTACGGCGCGATCAAGTCCTCAGGCGGAATGAAGGGTGCCTCAGGCTGACTGATCGACGGATTAAAGTAGATTTTCTTGAACGCATTACCCGCAAGAGCTTGGGTGAACAACGTCTTCTCATGTTCTGGACGATACTCAGGCATTGCATCCGTGAGGATGTAGTTCATGTCGGCCTCTACACGTAGCGCCGCTGCCTTCTTTTCAGGGGTTTCTTTGCCGATGATCTTGGTCCGCACTGGACCTGCGGAGGGAAAAGTCTCCATGATCATCTCAGCCTGAAACTTAACTACTGCCTCCATCAGCAATGGATGGAATACGCCAGAAGCTCCCGGCCATGGTTCTGAACGCTCCTCGTACTTCAGACCTAACAACTTGAGACCCTTGATATAGATCTCTAGCCATTCTTTGCGGTCTTGTAGATCTTTCTCGTAGTCATCTAGTAAGTCATAGCTAAGCGTCAGTAGGCCATCCTCGGCTATCTCATCAACGAGGTTATCGTCAAAGTCGGATGACTCACCCTTCTCAAGGCTGATGTCTGTGTCCCCTACATGGATGTGCACAGCTTCCGGATCTTCGATCTCAACGGTGATCGGTTCAGCCGCGAGACCTTGCGGGGCGGCATAAAGGGACTTGTCGATACTCATAGTTTATCCTCAGTAGTACAGCCGCGATCTTGATCGGGTAGATTTGAACATTTGGACCGGCTCTGGCTCATCGTTAGGTAAACGAATAAACCCACCCTGACGGAAGCGCATAAGAGCAAGAGTAGTAGAGTCCACCAAGTCATCGTTGCGCCCCGCAGGAAAGTCGTTACATTCTTCTACAACCTCCCACGCCCAGCGACGGTCAGGTGCCCATACAATACCGGAGGCAAATAGATCTGTAATAGAATTTACACGGGATATCTTATCTTGGCCCTTACCCGGAGTGAACTCCATGGCTGGTACACCCGTACGGCGTAGCTCTTGATAAAGCGCAGCACCGTTGGATTTCTTCTCAACGATAAGGGAGTCCGGCTTCCACTCTTTATACTGCTCCAGCACCATGGCTTTTAGCTCTGGGTACTCCATCCGCTCCTTGATGGCGTTCAGCAAGATAATATTGTTGTTCTTGGTCTCTTCGTTATAGAAGACCCCCCACGTCAGGAGGGCGTTAAAGTCCGCACGGTTAGTCTCTTCCTGTGCAGCGTCGAGAGACATAATAATGAATGAACACTTGGGTGGGTCCTCCTTCTCCCAGACTTGCCACCACTCACGTTTGATGAGCGCACCCTCCTCACTAGTCGGCTCTTGCATGTACTGGGCTTGCCAGTAGCGCACGTCCATTGAGGCTTTCTTGGACAGCATAGCCTCCATCGACCAGAACTCAGGCCACAGCGGTGCATCATTCAGGATGGCGGGGAACTCCACGACCTCCCACTCATCCGCGTCTTCATTCTTGACCATGTGGTCTACGATCTGCCCCGTCAGGTCCAGCTTTGACCAACGGGTCATGACCACGATGATGGCCCCTCCCGGCATCAGTCGCTGGATGGGTCCAGACTGGAACCACTCCCATGCAGGTTCAAAAACATCGGACCGTCCCTGCATGCCATCTTGCTCAGAGTGGGGATCGTCAATAATAAAGAGGTCGGCACCGCGCCCTGCAAGAGCACCCCCGACGCCGATGGCGAAATACTCGCCGTTGAAGTTCGTACCCCAACGAGAAGCGGACTTACTGTCGACTTGCAGCTCAACTTGGGGAAAAATGTCATGGTAGAGGTCACTTCCGACTAGATTTCGGACCCTGCGACCGAAATTTACTGCCAAATCAGCAGTATGGGAGGCCATAATGATCTTTTTGTGGGGGTATTTACCCAAAAACCACGCTGGAGCAAGGTAAGAGATCATTTCTGACTTACCATGACGGGGTGCGATGTTCACAATCACCCGTTTCTTGACCCCGGCAGCGATTTCTTCAAAGATCCGAGCCAATTTGGCGTGGTGAGGTCCGACAAGGTAGCCCGGATAGACATGTTTTATGAAGTCTAGGAACGAATTACGCCCTGTTTCCTTGGCAATCTCGGCCTGATAGACTGATAAAAGTTCTAAAGTCCGACGCTTTTGCTTGTCGGGCATCGTCGGGAGGGCCGCACGGAGTTTGGCTATGTCCGATAGAGAAAGCTTAGCCGAGAAACTACTCGTGGCTGCATGCATCGTCGCCGTCCTCCTCTATGTATGCATTATCCTCGGGGTTCTCGTCGAGGCGATTCTCGCTTTCAGAGTTCGGTAGCACTGTATATTCAATACCTTCCAGAACGCTGAGTAGTTCTTTCTCGATTTCTTCGATGGGCTTTAACCGAACGGTTAGCTCGCTACGCTTGGTAAAGGCATTGACGCCGTCTACCTCTCCCAGTTTGGATAGGGCAGCGATTCGGTCTTTAGAAGACTTGGCTGTCTCGACCTCATTGAGTAGCTTATTCACTATATAAGAGCGTAGATCAGTCAGGTCTTCTACGACGTTATAAGAGAACTGATGCACCATCTCTGCCAAGAAGGCGAGGGCTTCGTTGGGGTATTTACTATAGTCAGGCCGTCCACCAGACTGTACGGTGGACTTGATTTCTGTAATGGCTTGCCGTGTCTCATCTGTAACGATGAGCGGCGTATTGCTTAATTCTGCAAGTAGTCGGGCAGTTCTAGATCTCATATCTAGTTCTTCTGCCGGAGACAAATCAGGCAACGCATCGCGATACCGTTCAGGTAGCGGTATGCCTTCTTCTATATCTGGTACAGCCACATCAAACATGCGCAGGTCCTGTGACCGCGAGGAGTCTCTTATTTATACGGGATGTTTAAGGTTCCCTCAAGGGGGGTGTTCCTATTAATGAGGGGTGGGGTGTTGTATAGCGCTTTTACAAGGAATGTAAGTAATGAAAGCGTTTTGAAAAGTGTAAAGACAGATAGGGGGGTAGGGTTAAAAAAGTAAGGCATTGAGGGCATCGTTTGTGTGGGTCTTAGTGTGTATGCGCC